AAGTAAGAAAATTATTTGGTGAGAAATAGTGTGTGGTGGCAAGTTTTACAATTTGCTACTAACGTTTTGCAGCTAAACGATGTTTGTAAATTTTTTACCGAATTATGAAACAATATGATTATAAAAAAGTTATAGGATTTACTCAATTACAAAAGAAAGCCTTTGAAACTTTAGAATCTTATGGTGTGAATGTTAATCAATTTATAAGAATTGCAATTTCAGAAAAATTAAAAAAAGACTGGAAGAAAATTAAAGAACCTAAAATTAAAAATGATTGTCCTTTTTAAATTATTACTATATTTGCAATAATGAAAAATTTTGAATTATTATACTTCGACCCGATTGTTGAAAGATTAGATGGTAAAAATTTCATTATAGTAATTTTTTGTAATTGATGAATAAAAATAGTTTAGTTTCTGAAATATCAAATTCTAAATTATTAAAAAACTTGTGCATTAAACTCTGCAATAGAAGAGATATACACAATGACCTATATCAGGAATTTATTTTATATATTTTATTAAAAGAAGAAAGTTTTTTGATTGAAAAATACAATACAAACCAATTAATACCCTATTGTAGCAATGTAATTAAAGGACTGAACTCAAACCGAATAAGAGATACTAAAGCAATTAATTCTAAGAATACGTTAATTGAAAAGCACAATGAAAACGAATTAATTAATCATGAGTTAATAGATGATGCTAACTATAACTATGAGATTGATATAATGTATAATAAAACAATTGAGGTAATTAAGGAATGTAAATATTCTGATATAATTATAAAATCAGCAGAAAAAACACTAACTTCACTTTCAAAAGAAACTGGAATAAATTACAGGAAATTAATTACTGAACGAAATAAAATAAAACAAATATTTAAAAAGAAAATCAAATGAAACAACACGAAGAAATTTTAGTTAAACACAAAGATTTTATTACAAGCGTTGCACTACTCGGAGCAAGTCCACAAAGAGGGAATGATATTGTAACTGAAATACTAAATGCTTACCATTTAATTGATGAAACAATAATCGACCAATCAGAATGCGAAACGTGCGATAATATTTATAGAAATTCTTTTAAAGTAATATTAGCATATTGTGATTCTGTTAATTGGTTTCAAGAAGAAAAAAAAACAAAAACAAAAACAAAATGAAAAAACTAATTATATTAATATTTATTATTTCTTTTTCTTGTAAGAAAGAGAAACAACAAACCACAACTAATCCTCCACAGCAAGTTGTTCCTGCTTATGTATATTGTTTTTACGATAACAAAGGCTTCATCATCTTTTGCGCTAAGTCGGATAAAGAATATACTGATAAAATAAATCAATATAACAACGATGGATTTTACTCCTTTTCAGTTTTGAAGAAGAAGTCATGCAATGAATGTTAATTTATGAAAACAGAAAAAATTAATATAAACAAAATCAAACTTAACCCAAACAACCCTCGTTTAATTAAAGACGATAAGTTTAAGAAGTTGGTGCAAAGTATTAAAGACTTTCCAGAAATGCTTAATATTAGACCTATTGTAGTTAATCAAGATATGATTATATTAGGTGGTAATATGCGTTACAAAGCCTGTAAAGAAGCTGGATTAAAAGAAATACCAATTATAATAACAGACCTATCAGAAGATAAACAACGAGAGTTTTTAATCAAAGACAATACAAGCGGTGGCGAGTGGGACTGGGAAGTATTAGCAAATGAATGGGATAGTGAGCAGTTGGAAGAGTGGGGGTTGGATGTTCCTATGTTTGATATTAATAATGAAACAGAACAAAATGATTTATCAGATACAATTAAAAATCTTTATAGAATAGAAATTATTTGTAAAGATGAAGAACATCAAGAAAACACTTATAATAAATTAATTGAACAAGGACACAAATGCCGACTTTTGACATTATAAAAGAAGTAAAACCAAAGCAAACTTTTAGAGTTGCTTCTGTAATTGGTAAATTTGATTTACAATCAGAACATATTATAGAACATTTTAAAGGCAATATTGATATGCCTGAAAAATGGCAAATAGGTTTAATAGTTGGTAAAAGTGGAACAGGTAAAACTACAATAGCAAAACAATTATTTGAAGATGCTTATATAACTAATTTTGAATATAATGCAGAAACAATTTTAGATGATATGCCAAAAGATTGTAGTTTAGAACAAGTTACAAATACTTTTAATTCAGTTGGTTTTTCAAGTCCTCCAAGTTGGTTAAAACCTTATTCAGTTTTATCTAATGGACAAAAAATGCGAGTTGATTTAGCAAGAGCAATATTAGATGAAAAAGAATTTTTTGTTTTTGATGAATTTACTAGTGTAGTTGATAGAAATGTGGCTCAAATTGGGTCTTTTGCTATGCAGAAAGCAATTAGAAAAACTAATAAGCAATTTATAGCAGTAACTTGTCATTTTGATGTTCAAGATTGGTTATTGCCTGATTGGGTTTTTAATACAGATACAATGACCTTTCAAAGTTTTGAAGGGCAAAAAAAAAAATAGACCAGAAATTAAATTTGAAATATATGAAACAACAGATAAGTCAATTTGGAAAATGTTTGCTAAACACCACTATTTAAACAATAGTCATAATAATGCAGCGAGAGTTTTTATAGCAATTATAAATAATGAAATTGCTGGTTTTTTAAGTGTATTTCATTTTCCACATCCAAAAGTAAAAAATTTAAAAAAAGTACATAGACTAGTTATTTTACCTGATTATCAAGGTGCAGGATTTGGAATTAAATTTTTAAATGAAATAGGAAAATATTATAAACAAGAAAATTATAGATATAATATTACAACATCAGCACCTAGTTTAATTAATGCTTTAAAAAAATCAAATGATTGGTCTTGTAATTTTATAGGTAGGCAAAAAATAAATAATAAAAATACAGGCAATCCAATAAGCACAAGAAAAACAAATAGCGAAAAAAGAATAACCGCAACTTTTGAATTAAAATAATGGATGAAAAAATATTGTTTTTAACTATTAAAAAATATTGGTTTGATAAAATATTATCAGGCGAAAAAACTATTGAATATAGAGAATACAAAAAATATTATATTAATAAATTCAAAAACAATTATACACATATTATATTACAGGCAGGATATAATAAAAATAGTCCAAGATTAAAAGCAAAAATAATTAATATAGAAATAAAAAAAATAAATATTCAAGACATAGATAATTCATTATTTATAGATGTTAAAAAATATTTTTTAATACATTTAAAATTATAACAATGGCATACAACACACAAGTTTTATTTGAAAAAGCAAAGACTGAAATAGTTTCAAAAAGATTAATCTTTATTGAGGAGGTGGCGACTTTTATAGGTATTTCAAAAAATACTTTATACGACCATTTTCCAATTGAATCGAACGAAATGCACGAACTAAAGAAGTTGATTGAAGATAATAAAATATCTTTAAAAACCTCAATGCGTAAAAAGTGGTATGATTCCGAAAATGCAAGTTTGCAAATGGGTTTAATGAAATTAATAGCAACTCCAGAAGAGTTAAGAAGATTATCAATGAATCATCAAGTTACGGAAGAAGTTGAGAAACCTATCTTTAAAAATATAGATTTGGATGTTACAGAAAACGACAGCACAGAGTAAGATATCAAAACTAAAAAAAAGAATTAGAATCGTACAGGGCGGAACATCAAGTTCTAAAACCTTTACGATTTTACCTTTTTTAATCCAGTACGCAATCCAAACTCCGAACTCCGAAATATCAGTAGTATCGGAATCAATACCGCATTTGAAACGTGGAGCATTGAAAGACTTTCTTAAAATAATGGACTGGACAAATAATTTCAATCCTAATAATTTTAATAAATCAAATCTAACTTATAAATTCTCAAACGGATCATACATTGAATTTTTTAGTGCAGACCAACCTGATAAATTAAGAGGAGCAAGGCGTGATGTTCTTTTTATAAACGAATGTAACAATGTAACCTTTGAGAGTTATCAGCAGTTAGCAATCCGTACAAAGAAATTTATTTATTTAGACTACAATCCTACGAATGAATTTTGGGTGCATACGGAATTGATGCAAGACGATAACTCCGATTTTGTAATACTTACATACAAAGATAACGAAGCACTCGACCCGTCTATTGTCAAAGAAATTGAAAAAGCAAAAGCAAAAGCGGAAACCTCAACATATTGGGCGAACTGGTGGAACGTTTACGGACTTGGGCAAATAGGAAGTTTACAAGGCGTTATATTTGAGAATTGGGAGCAATGTGATGACATTCCAAAAGATGCTGAATTTATTTGTCATGGTTTAGACTTTGGATTTACAAACGACCCTTCTGCTTTTGGATCACTTTTTAGATATAATGGCAATTTATACGCTGATGAATTAATTTATAGTAATAGATTAACGAATAACGATTTGATTAATAAATTTAAAGAATTAGGAATTAAGCAAAGTGATATGATAGTGGCGGATAGTGCTGAACCAAAGTCTATTGAAGATATTAGACGGGCTGGTTATAGAATTGAAGGCGCAAAGAAAGGGGCGGATAGTATTCGTAATTCAATAGATACTTTGCAACAACATAAGATTTTTGTAACTAAAAGAAGTATTAATTTAATTAAAGAATTAAGAAATTATAAATGGGTAACTGATAGGGATGGAAAGCCAACGTCACAACCTATTGATGCTTATAACCATGCTATTGATGGTATATTAAGATACCCAGCTTTAAACCGATTAAAGAAATCAACACTTGTAATCCACTAAAAAAATGTTATATTAATAAAATGAATATTCCAGAAAAATATAAAGACTTAACTGTTTCACAATTTCAAGAAATTGAATATTTAAAAGAAGACAAAGAAATTTCTTTTATTGATAGGGCTATAAAGAAGATATCAATCTTAACTAATAAGTCTATTGAAGAAGTAGAAAATTGGACACCAAAAAAAATACAAAATATATTAATAAAAACTTCATTTTTAAATAATCCACTTGAAGTATTTGATTGTCCTTCTTCTTTTATTTTAGGATTTAAAAGATTTAGATTTATAAGTGAAATTCATTTGTATACGGCAGCTCAGCAAAAAGACTTCGAGCAAATGGTTAAAAATAATAATGGTAATTATATTAAATGTTTACCTGAATTAATGGCTATTTGCCACCAAGAGTTGACACTAAGCGGATGGCAATACGTTCAATCAAATCATTTTAAAAATGTAGAATTATTTAAGCGATCGAAACTATCGGAAACTTTAGGGGCTGTTTTTTTTTATTCAAAAAGTTTGAAAACTTACGAAAACAGTTTAGCGGATTATACAAAGGAGCAAACGAAAATAATTCAAGAGATAATGAAGGAGATAGATTCAGATTTAGAGTTTCAGACTTTTTTGAAAAATGGGGCTGGGAATATTCAGTAAGCTTAATTGTAGAAGATTCAGGATTAAATGAAAATGAGATTTGGCAATGGAATGTAATTCGATTTTACAATAAACTTAGTTATCTAAAAGACAAAGGTAAATTTGAAATAAGTAATAAAAGTGGCAGATAAACTCTACAGCATAACAAAAGAATTTGCAAAGAAATTATCTATTGATTTAAAAGCATCTTTAAAAAAAAAGTTAGATGAGCGAGCCTCTGAACATAAAGGAAAGAAAGTAAAAAGTAGATTAGAGGCAAGCATTGAGGACGTTGTAGAGGTAACAAAGGATGGCGTTCGTTTAATTATAAAAGCAAATGACTATTGGGACGTTGTTAATTCAGGTAGAAAGGCTGGTCCAGTAAGTGAAGCTGGGCAAGAGAAAATAGCAGAATGGTCAGCGACTAGAGGGTTTGCAGAAAAGATAAGAATAAGTGATTTAAAAAGAAGGCAAGAAAAAGCAAAGACAAAAAAGAAGTTAAGTAAAATGCCATTTGAAAGGGCAAAGAAACAAGCAACTTTTTTAGTAGCGAGAAAATTAAAATCAAAAGCATTAAAAGGAACTCACTTTGTTGACGAGATTTTAAAGGATGGTAGGATGGATGAGTTTAAGAAAAATGTAGCTCAAGAAATAGCAAGTAATTTTACAATAGAAATAAAAGAGATAACAAAAAAGTAAATGGCATTAACAGTATACCAACAACCGCAAGTATTAACACCTGCATATAATGACCAGATATTTACGGCTATTTCAAATAATACAGCAGTATCTGATTTTAAATACATTGTAACCATTCAAGTAAACGGAGGTGTTATCTACACTTATAACATATTGCAAAGACCTGATGGGTGGCTTGTATTTAATGCAATGGAGCAAACAAAGAATTTTATTAGTCATTACTTTAACCCATTACTTGCTTCTCCATATAACGAAATAGCGACTGGCAAGAGTGCAGTTGTTCAGTTAAAGATTAAGGAATATTATTCAGGAGCTATTCAATCTACTACAACTATTAATTACAATGTTTTCGATGCTTGTTTAAAGCAAGAAGATTTTGATAATTATAATTATAATAATTTTCTATTGACAACATCGCCAATCTCTTTCTTGAGTAAATCAAACGGATTAGTAGGCTCATTAAATGAAATAATAATTGACAATAAAATTGAGAATGACCAAGATGTGTTTGTTCATTTTATAAAGAATCCTGCAAGAGCACTTGTTAAATTAGTATTAGTACTATATAGTGATAATACTTTTACAACGGTTATTGAAAGTAAATTTTTTAATATAGTAACGCCAGTTAATACTTATGATACTATTGTAGCTAACATAGGTACTAAATGCTTCACAACAAATGCAGTTAATGGAAATGTTGTATACTTTTATTTTTTAGACAACAACACAACATCGTTGCCTATAAATAGTATTAATGTTATATCATCAAACATTTACACTGTTATTGATGTTTACACTAAGTTTACAAAATACGTTTTGTATTATTTGGACAGAACGGGAAACATTATGTTTTTTACTTTTGAATTAGTATCTAATTTTGTGGATAGCATAAAAAGAAATACTGTTAATCAAAAGAGAAAGAAATTAAACACTTCAACTGGCGCATATTCAAACAATGTTTGGGATAGCGAATCATTTGTGATTTCTACCGATGTAAGTACAAAGATAACTTTAAACAGCGATTGGATTACAGAGGCTCAATCTACTTCGTTAAATGACCTATTTACGTCTCCAATAGTTTACTTGCTAAGTCCTGATGGTAAATATAGATCGGTTCAAATAACTTTAAAAGAGCATAAATACGAAAAGCATATTAATACTACTTTGTTTAATTATGTAGTTGAGTGTGATTTAGGTATAACAGAAACTAGACAAAGAGGCTTATAATGGTAACAACAAGATTAGAGATATTAGATATTGACGTATCATTTGGGCAGAATATTCCTGTATCAATTGACTACTTAGCATCTGATATAAATGAGCCTGACAAAGTAAAAGGCTCGTTTAGTAAAACTATCTTACTACCTGAATCAAACGAAATAAATAAAATATTTGAAAATATATTTGAGATAAATATTTCAACTTCATACTTCAATAAAAACAAAAAAACTAAAGTTCGTTATATTGTTAATGAAATCGAGAACTTTAGAGGGTATCTACAATTGCTATCTATTAATATCAATCCTGATAAAAGCAAGACTTATGAACTAAGTATTTTGGGAGCAGTTACTAATTTGTTTCAAGACATAGGAGAAAAATTAATTACTGGAAATCAAGACACGGCTGATGACTTAGACTTCTCTGCATACGACCATGTTTATAATAGAACTACTCAAAAAGCAAAACGTAGTAATGCAGGTACTGGTTTGAATTGTATTTACGGGCACGTTGAGAATGGTAACAACGGAGGCATAGAAGATAAGTTTGATGTTTTTGATTTTATTCCAATGTTTCACGTTTATGAATATATTAGTAAAATAATTTCAAAAACTGGAAGAACGTTTACCTCAACGATTTTGAATAGTGCTACATTTAAGAAGCACGTTGTTTATCCAAATATTGATAAGTTAAAAGTAAGAGATAGTGTGCTTGCTAATAGTAAATTTTATGTTGGATTAAATAGTGATATAGTAACAAATGTAAGTATACCATATTTAAGTGGAGGGGTTGGTCAATGGTTTGGAGGGACATCGTTTCCCGCAATAGGAGTTATAAATTTTAATAATGAAACTTCTCCATTTGGAGATCCTGGCAATATGTTCTTTGGCGGTCATGGAATTATAAACAAAGAAGGAAATTACGTTTTAGTTTATAAGCATAATTTAAGATTTACATGGAGCCACACAAATGGAACAGTTGCTAGTTTATCAGCAATTCATAGTGTGGAAATATATATTAGAACAAGTCCAGATGGTATTAGTTGGAATTTGGTAAAATCAGTTTTTCAGAATTTTGATATTGTTTCTGGAATTGGAGGTAATTTTGAAACTGATATAAACGTAGTTACTGATTCTTTATTTTTAACAACAGGAACTTATGTTGAAGTAAGATTTCATTATCTTCAATTTTCAGGAAATTTTTACACTGCAGGGAATGTACTTGTAACAACAGGTACAGCAACTTTAACTCACACTTTAAAAAGTGGCGCAACTGGCACTTCTTTTTACAACGCAATTGATAGCAGAGCTTTTCAAGTAGGCGATACCGTATACGCAAATGATGTATTGCCAGTTAATATAAAACAAAAAGATTTATTCAAATGGATAATTCAAGCATTTAAGTTATTGATTGATGTTGATCCTAATGATGATAAAAATTTAATCATTGAAACATACGATGATTATTATAATAGTACAATTGAAAATTTTGAAAACAGAACAGATACTAAAAAGAATGAGGTTATAAGCGTAAACACATTTACTTACAAGTCCTATGTATTTAGATATTCACAGGATGAAGACTATTACAACAAACTTTATTTTGAAAAACATAAAGAGCCTTATGGCACTCAGGAATTAAAAACTGATAATGAATTTAATAATGAACAGAATGTTATTGAGTTAGGCTTTGCGGCCACGCCATTGGTAGCCAATAATAGGATGGGTGTTGCTGTTCCTAAAATTTATAAAAAAGAAAATAATGTTATTCAAAAAATAACACCAAAAATTAGATTGCTAACTTGCAGCGGTGTTAAGACTTCATTGGGCTATTATACCTATACAGAAAAAGGAGCAGCGGATGAAATTACAAATCAATACTTGTATGTTGGCCATGTAGACGACCCTTTAAATCCTACTTACGACTTATGCTTTGGAGTTCCAAAAACTGTTTACTATAATTTTTTAGGCTCAAAATTTACAACAAATAATCTTTACAATAAGCATCACAGAAATTTTATTCTAAACATTACTGATAAGGATAGCAAAATAGTTAAGAAATACTTATGGGTAAATTCTTTGGATATAAAGAACTTTTCATTTAGGAAAAGATTATTCATTGATGGCGCATATTATGTAGTTGACAGAATAAGCAATTACACGCCATTGAATGAAGACTCTACTTTGTTTGAAATGTATAAGTTAAATAATACGGCAGCATTCCAAGGAATTGCAACTGATTATACTGATATTAATTATAATATAATTGATGTAAGTAATTTAAACAATACAGCATTAATTAATAATGGAACATCAAACCAAGTATCTGGCGAAAACAGTTTAGTGAATGGTAGCTATAATTATATATCTGAGTTAGCAGTTAACTCTGCAGTATTAGGCAATGATAACAACATAACAGATTTATCGACAAACTCAATTATTTTAGGAAATAGTAATTCATTATCCGAAATAAATAATAATATTAATATTATTGGCGGCTCTAATAATTCAATTACTAATTTATCGAATGTTACTTTAATAAACAGTAACAACATAATACCAACCGAGGGTAATTGCACTTACATTAATGGGGCTAAAATAATTGAATTGACTGGCGAAACGCACGAATTTACTAGTATAATACTTGGTTTTTATGTTAATCCAACATCAATAAATAAATTATACACTAAAGTAATTGCAGTTAATATAGCTACAAATGACTTTAAAGAATGGGAAGGTGCTGCAAATGTAAAATGTGTAACGAGTTCTATAACTTATTATGGAACTTCTTTTTTAGCAGGAACTGCGACTGGCGCAATGACTGGAACATCTGTAGGAGTAGGTAGTACAGGTAATTATTTTTATTACAACTTAACTGGATTAGCAGGAACTACTATATCATGGAAAATTTACGTAGAAATAGTATCAATATGACAAATATAGAACTTTTAGAATCTTTATTTAACACAGAAAAAACAATAATTATAGACGATGCAATTAATTCAATTTTGTGTGCTATGAAATTAAATGAGGTAGAAAATATTATAAGCAATGAGTAAACAGGAAGTAGTAGTAGAAGTACAAGTCAAGGGAACTGAAAGTGGAATAAAATCTATTAAAGATTTAAAGAACGCTTTAAAGGAAGCCAAAGACGAGCAAGTAAGAGCAGCGGAGGCGTTTGGCGTTGGTTCTAAAGAATATTTAAAAGCAACGAAGTCATTAGGGGAATTAAAAGATAAGTTTGATGATTTAGGAGATTCTACTAAAAGTTTAAGAGGTTCAGGCGTTGAGGGATTGACCAGTTCATTTGGATTATTAAATGAAGGTATTGGAAACTTTGATTTTGATAAAATAAAAACAGGATTTAAAGGCATAGGCTCTGCAATGTCTGCAATTCCTATATTCTTAATTATTGAAGGTGTAAAATTATTAATAGATAATTTTGATAAAGTAATTGATTTTGGTAGAACATTATTTAATGTAATAAATGATGATGCTGAGGCGGTTACTAAATTAAATTTAGCAGTTGAAGAAAATGCTAGGCTTAATAATGATAACCTTCAATCTTTAGATAAGAATACTAAACTTGCAATTTTGAGAGCTAAAGAAGCTGGCAAAAGTGAACTTGAATTGCAGGAAGTTGAAAGAATAGGTAGGCAGAATAGAATTAAGTATTCTAAAGAGTACTATGCCGAAACAATTGACAATTACAACAAGTTAACAGCAAACGAAAAAGCTACAATCGCAGATACTCAGAAATCATTTGAGGCGATGATGGCTGCAAAGAAAGCTTTAAGTAATGAAGAAACTGATTTAGAAATATTTAATATTGAAAAAAGAATTGAAGGGAATGAAAAGGAGAAAGAAAAAAAAATAAAAATTGAAGAAGATAGGGAAAAAGATAGAGAAGAAAGATTAAAAAAAGAAAAATCAGAACAAGATTTAAAATTTGAAGAGTTTACTAAAAGACAGCAAGAAGAATTAAACAACTTAAAATTAAAACAATCAGAAGAACAAAGATTAAAAGAAGAAGCTAGGTTTGGAGAAATGACAGCATTTGATGTTGAAATGGCTAAAACAGATGCTAAATTAGAAGAACGAAATAAAAAAATAGCAGAGAATAGGGCAAAAGAAAAAGCAGAACACGAAGCTTTTGAAAAAGACAAAGTTAACATAACCGCCAACGCAACATTAAAAGGCTTACAATCTGTTCAGGCTTTAAGCGACTTATACTTTACATTTAAAAGAAATAATTTAAAAAAAGGAAGTGCCGAAGAGTTAGAGGCTGCAAAAAAACAATTTAAAATTAACAAAGCACTTGCTATAACAACAGCGACAATTCAGGGCGTCCAAGCAGTTTTGGCAGCTTTTAGTTCAGGCGCAGCCGTACCAGTTGTAGGTGCAGTTCTGGGTCCAGCTTATGCAGCATTTGCTGGAATAGTAGCAGGTGCGAATATTGCAAAAATAGCAGCTTCAAAATTTGATGGAGGAGGGGATTCTGCAAGTGCAAGCGCAGGTGGAGGGACACCAACGGTAAACATACCATCTCCGCCAAGTTTCGATACAGCTAAAAACAATACACAAACTAATTTTGATAGCGAGGGAAATAAAACAGGAACAACTGGAGTAAGTACAAACCCAACAATAAATGTAAACGCTACCATTGGAGTAGATGAAGTATCATCAAAACAAAATAGAGTAAAAGCCTTAGAAAGACAAGCAACATTTTAATAATTAAATTATGGAAAAGAAAATACCAATTAGATACGCTTCATTAAACTTAGAAAATTCTGAAATGGAATTTAAAGAAAAAGGAATAAATGCAATTGCTTTAGTAGATAGCCCTGCAATGCTAACCGAGTGGTTAATGTTTAGTGAGCAAAAATCTTATGAGTTTAAAATGGCTTTTAATGAAGAACAAAAAATTATTACAGCTCCTTTAATCGTTGCTGATTTGCCTATTCTTCGCATAGTGGACAATGAAGAGTTTTATGTTGTTTACAAAAAAGATGTTAATATGCAAATATTACAAAAGTACATGGCAGACCAAAACCAAAAGAAAGTAAAGCTAACTCATGACACCGATAAGATTAGTAAAGGTGTTTTTGTATTTGAAATATTTATGAGCGATGAAAGCCGAGGGATAGTGCAGCCTAAAGGCTTTGACTTACCTGATGGAACTATTTTTTGTTCAATGAAAATAAATGACACTCAAATATGGAATGATATTAAAACAAAAAAAGTAAATGGAATTTCTTTGGAAGGTTATTTTGATTTGGAGCAAAAAACAGTTTTAGATGAAAATGAAATAGAAGCTATTATAAAAGAAATTATTTAAAAAAAATTGTGTAAAAAAAAAAATAAATGTTATATTAATTTAAAAAGAAAAAAATAATGGCTGAAAATTCAGAATTAAAAGAAAAAATAAAAACGATACTTACAAAAATGGGTATTGAAATAAAAGTTAAAAAAGAAGAGCCTGTTATTAAATTAGAAGACGTTACATTAAATGATGGCAGTATGCTTTCAGTTGATGCTTTAGAAGTAAATTCTGCAGCTACTTACACAGGTGCTGATGGTGTTGCTGTTCCAGCAGAGGGAGATTATACAACAGAGGATGGAACTGTAATTACTTGCGTTGCTGGTGTTGTTACAAACATTGTTCCGCCAAGTTCAGAGGATTCATCAATTGATGCTTCAAAAGATGATTTAAAAGCAAGATTAGAAAACATTGAAAAATATATTGAAACATTAAAATCTAATAACACAAAATTAGAAGCTAATTTTTCAAAGTCTGAAAAAGAATTAAAAGAAACAAAAAATTCTTTATTCGTTGCGCTTCAAGCTATTGATGTGATTAATGAAAATGCTGTTAACCTTAGTTTAGAAGCTGAAAAAACTACTAAAGTTTCTTTTAGTGAAATTCCTTACGATAAAATGTCTAACAAGGAAAAAGTATTATTTAACAGAGGTAAAATTTAAAAAATAAAATTAAAAAACAAATATAAAAACTAAACAACATGGCAGTAACATATACAGGCACGAAAGTCAACCAAACAGAATTTGAAGATATTATCCAAGAGGTATACGCTGATTCCCCAACATTTAGAGGCGAAACGATTACCATCGTAGAAGGTCATAAATCAGGGATGGACGTTTATGAAAGCTCTGCCGATGTAACTATATCTGCCGCTAACTACGGTTCAGTAACAGCGGATAACGTAACACTACGCTCACAAAAATCTCCAGTAGATTTAAAAACATTTAACATTGAAGGTATTGTAGACCAAAGTTCGTTATTTGGAACTCGTTATCAAAACTCAATGAAGAAAGGCGCATTTGAAGTTATTTCAGATGAGTTTGACAGAAAGGTTTTAATACAAGTACAACCAGCTGCAAGCGCAAAATTGGAATCTCAAGTATGGAACGGTGCTACAACTGCAACTAAAGCAGCCATAGCAGCGTTAACGCCAAACGCAGCGCAAGGTAGTGTTTCAGCAGGCGCACAAACATTAGTAGCTGCTATGCCAACTACATTGTTTGATTCTGTACCAGCTACAATGATTTATAATGCATCACAAGCAAAGACAGTACCAGGTGCTGGATTAGGAGAATATAGAAAAGTTCTTTCAATTGCTACTGTTACAAGTGCATCAATCGTTGCTGAATATGTTAAGATGTATAATGTTATTCCTGACGAAATTTTAGTTTTAACAGGCGACCAAGCTCCAGTTATATACGCTCCGAAAGCTCACTATAAATTAATTAAAGCAGCTAATAGAGTTCAAGGTGCTGCATTACAAGAAAATTTTGTAGGAACTTCTTTTAACGATATGTATTTTAATGATATTAAAATCATATTTGTCGACTTAGTTGGATTTATGATTGTTGCGCAAAAACCAAACATCATGCTAGCAATGGATACGTTATCGGATGCATCTCAATTAATAATTGAAAAAGAAGCAAACGCATCTACTAGACGTATCATTAAAATGATTATGACAATGAACACTTGGATTGTTCGTCAAAAATGGAATGTACTTTACGGTGGATAGAAATTAAAAAAAAATAAAAGATGCCAGCAACTTGCCCATTAACTCAAAGCTACACGCCAAAAGACTGTTTATCAACGGCTGGTGTGAGAAGCTATATTATAACGCCATTTGCTAATATGTTGACTTCAACTGTAACGGCTAATGTTGTAACAGCTATTACCAAAACGGCTACATTTAAGCAATACAAGCAACAACCTGAAACAGCTACATTCTCTTACACAGGGGATGGAACAACTGCAAATGGTACTTATGCTTACGATTGGGAGGCTACGTTTAAAACTTATGGAACGGAACTTCTTGACCAAGTTGAATTAGAGTTGCTTATGAAAAATAGATTAATTATAATTGCAGAACTAGAGGATGGCACATACTGGATGTTAGGACGTGATTATGGATCTAATGCTATTAATGATAAGTTTGAAGCAGGAACTACTTTCAACTCATTCATAGGTTCTACTGTAGTTGTAAAGGGACGTTCTAAAACTAAATTCTTACAAGTAAACCAAGCTATCATAGCAGGATTATTAACTTAATTAACTTTAATTGAATTGTAAAAAAAAGCAATCTTAATGGGTTGCTTTTTTTTTTGTAATATTTATAAAAAATGTTATATTAAATTAAGATATGCCTACACTTATTATTAATAAAAATTCAAGTAATTTAGCTATATTAACGTTATCTGAAAAGACAACGATTAGTGAGCCTTATTATTTGTTTGAGTTTATAAATGATACAACAAGTGAAAAAAAATACTTAACATCGGCGGATATTTCAGGAAACAAATTAAGAAATAATAAATTTATAATTATTGACAATATAACTGAACTTCCTTTAGTTGGTCAATTAAATTTTAAAACTGGTAGTTATAAATATAATATTTACGAGCAATCAAGTGCTACTAATTTAAACCCAACAGGCTTAAAACTAGTGGATTTAGGTAGAGCAAAGGTAATTGAGGCTGATGTTGTTTTAAAAACATATCAAGGGAGTGAATCTAATTTCATAGTATACAATGGCAATTGATGTAAAATTTTTAGGAAACTCTTCAGAGTTTAAATTCAAAGCATTACCAAAGCTAGTGTTTAGAGAGGATTCATCAAAAGAGTATGTTAAGTATGGCGCAAACAACTTATACGTTAATGAATATGTAAGACTTTATAATGAACACCCTGAGCACAGGGCTATCGTAAATAAAAAAAGTAGATACATTGCAGGCATTGGAATTACTACTGAAGACAAGGCAAATGAATTATTATTGAATGAATTTATAAATAAATTTAGTTCAAAGGATAGTTTAGAAAAATTAAAAAATAAAATAGCATTATACGCAGAGATGTATAACTCTGTATTTTTTGAAGTCATTACAAACTTACAAGGTAAGCCAGTTGTTTACAATGTATTGAATAACGTGCATTGCAGGCTTAATGAGAATAAGGACGTTTTATATTTTTCTAAGAATTGGAAAAAAGGTTATACTGAAAAGTACAAGAAAATAAATAAATATAAAGAAGGGCAAACGGAAGCTGGTACTTTCTTTTTAGAATTTAGATATACTCAAGTTTCTTCAAGTGATTTAGATGATGTGTATTCAAAGCCTGTTTACCAATCTGTACTAAACGATATTAATACAGATATTGATATTAGTACATTTAATCAAAACTACGTTTCAAATGGTTTTAGCGTTGGTAAAATGATTGTTTTCTTTAATGGAACGCCATCTAGTGAGATAAAGGCAGAGATTGATAACAGATTTAAAGGCACTTATGGAGGCGAAGATGGGGAAAATGTTATGGTTGTTCACGTTGATAGAGATGATAAAGCCCCTGAAATAGTAGACGTTTCAATTAGTGATTTATCTCAAAAGTTTGAATTTACAAGTAAGAGAGCATTAAAGAAAATTTTTTCAGGACATGAACTTTCTCCTGAGTTATTTAATATAAAATTCGACGATTCATTTTTTTCTTCGTCAGCCGACTTGGTTACTATTCAAGAACTATTTATACATAGTTATGTACAGCCAAGACAAAAAGAGTTGGTGGAATACTTGAACTATTTATTTTATTTAAAAAACGGCAAGCGAATTGATTTTACTTTTAAGCCTCTTTCTGTTGTTGGAATAAACTTAACGCAAGATGTAGATTTAACGCAAGATGAAAGAAGAAAATTAAAAGGCTACGAGCCATTGACTGCACCTAAATTAGATGAGACTGGAAATCCTTTGCCAGTGCAAGCTAATGAGGTAAACGATAATTTAAAAGGCTTATCGGCTAGTGAGAATAGGGATATGCAGAGAATTATAAGAGATTTTCAAGCAAAGAAAAACGGAATGAACGAACACCTTGCTATTGCTCGATTAACTGCTTATGGCTTACCAACAAACGAAGCCAAGAAAATGCTAGGAATAAATACAGAAGTAAATTTAAATTTATCAACTCAAACAGATAAAGTATACCTAGCCTTGGAAGCGTGCGCAATTGATGATAATGACGATGATGAAACGATATTAGTTGAAGCAGCTCATATTCATAATTCAAAAGATGCTTTAAAATATGAAAGGCATATAATGAAGTTTGCTAATGAGTTGGTAAAATCAGTAAAAGAATTAGATGATTTGGTTATAAAAGAATTTGAAAAAAATAAAAACTTAACTCCCGAAGAAATTGCTAAAAATTTGAATTATGATATTAGCAAGATTTACGAGTCGATTGATAGATTAAAAAAAAACAATTCATTCCCATTAACAGGGTTAACTCCAAAAAAAGATATTAAAGTTGAAACTTATACAGTTTATAAATATGCAGTTGATCCTGAAAAGCCAGCATTAAAACCAGGAGGCAAGTCTAGAGACTTTTGTGTTAAAATGATGAATTTAAGTAAGTTTAAATCATGGACGTTTGAAGCATTGGATAAGATGTCAAATGACTTAGGTACTAATGTTTGGGATTATCGAGGCGGTTACTATACCAATAGAATTACAAAGGAGATTGATCCTGAGTGCAGGCACTATTTTATTGCAATTACAAAAACTAGAAAAGTACAATAACATGGCTGATATTTTTTTTATAAAAGAATCATATTTAAAAGACTACTCTGTTATTAATGATAATGTAGATTTTGAATTATTAAAACCAACGATTATAAAAGTACAGGATATTGACTTACAGCAAATTATTGGAACTGAATTATATAACGATTTAAAAACTAAAATAACAGCGGATGAAACTTTAACAGCTTATCCGAATGAAAAGAATTTAATGAATAACTACATTACAAAAGTTTTGCTTTGGTATATAAAAATGGAGTTGTTATTTGATTTAAAGTTTAGATTGTTGAATAAAGGCGTGATGGTTAAGAGTAGTGATAACTCACAACCAGCAGACACTACCGATTTACAACTATTGAAAAATAGTTATAGAGATACAGCGGAATCATACGCTGAATTATTAACGAGGTATTTAAGAAACAACGAAGCATTATTTCCAAAATACACTTTAGTAAGTGTCGAAGGTTATAATCGTAAAATAAGAAATTATACAAGCTCTGTTTATTTAAGAGATGAAAAAATAAAAAGAGAAGATGACAATTGTAATTATAATTTTGTAAACGGAATATTAGATTAACGATGCTAACGCTTAACCAAGAAGTAGAACTATTTAAAAATTTTGTTTTAAAGCATGAAGCTTTAAACGACTTCTTCTTTGGAGATGAGATTGACACAGCTAACCAATATAAATACCCATTATTTAGGGCATCTCTACAATCTAGTGAAAACAATAACGGGCAAGTGGTCAGAAAGTATTTATTTGAACTATCTGATTTAGTTAATTTAGATGCATCAAATGAAACAGAGGTATTGAGCGATACCGAGTTAATGTGTTTTGATTTTCATAATTATATTAGATTAGTTTCAAAAACAAAATTACTTGGATCTATAAATGTTAGTGATTCAATTTCATTAACAGGTTTTACCGAAAGGAATGACACGATGGTAAGCGGACACTTCTTTGAATTAGAGTTATCATCTCACATGAGTAATTATAGTTGTTCATTGCCAATAGCAGCTGGTAATTTATTAGACGATAATTATATTTACGTCGGTGGTAATTATGCACCTCCTATGACTGGAGATTTTACTGTATTAATTAAAGACCAAGATGGTAATGTAATTCAAACATTTAATACAAGTGGCGAGTATATGGTTAATATATTAACAGGAATACAACAAGTTATTGGAAATACAAGCCCTACTATAATTCAAGATATTATTTAAAATGGCAATAATAAATTCAGAAATAAAAATGCAAGGCAATGATGATGCTTGGTTTACAACCAATGCAGCCGTTGTTTATCCTGCAAATATACCTATCTATCATATTGATGGGCGTTATAAATATTCTGATGGTGTAACTGATTTAGCTACGTTGCCGTTTAGAGGCGCTGGAGGTGGAGGCTCATCAGCATCAGATTTTAGTAGTGCGAAGCTTGTTGGTAATTGGTGGAGTCCTCCAGGTAATCAAGTTGCCGCAACTAATAATAACTATTCAACATTACACAGTTTTTATCATCCATTTCCAGTTGGAAGTGGTTTTACAACCTCACAACTTCAATTTTATATAGCAACATTACAAGTTGGGGGATTTGTAAGATTTTCTCTTTATAGAGATAGTGGAAGTTTAACCGTTGGTAATTTAATTGAAGAAACTGGAAGTATTTCGGTTAATACAATAGGCACAAAAAGTTATACATTTACAGCACCAATTACTTTTACAGCAAGTGAGAAAATATTTTGGGTTGGATATCAAAACAATGCAAGCGCAACTGGACTTTATTTATCAGACCATTTATCAATTTTAAATCCTGGAAATTATCAACATGGAGATATAATGACTATTTCTCAATCATTTGGATCATTTCCTTCAAATGGTTCTGGGGCTTTATTAGCTGGATTAGCAGGAGGTAATCGTTTCCCAAAATTCGGGTTAATGATTAGCGCAATCGATGCAGGCGGTGGCGGAGGTGGCGGTGGCGGAGGCGAAGCAAACACAGCGAGCAATGTTGGAGTTGGTGGCGTTGGAATATTCAAACAAAAAAACGGATTAGATTTAGAATTTAAAAAATTAAATGCTGGTAGTAATAAAGTATCAATTAATGATGATACTGGAAACAATGAAGTAGATATTGATGTTAATGATTCTAATTTAGGAATATCTACAGCACAACAAACTGCTTTAGATTTAAAAGTACCTTATACAGGTGCAACTGGCGATGTTGACTTAGGAAATAACATACTCAATGCAAGGTCTATTCATGCAAAAGGAACAGGTGGGGCAGGGCATTTAGGATTAAAACATCAAAGCGCAAACATTACAGCAAG